TTGGCGTGCTGCTGGCGGGCCTGCTCGACCTGCTGCTTCTGCTGCCAGAGCATACCCGCCTCGCGCTGCGCCTCGTCGCGCAGACGCATGGCCGTGGTCACGTCGTCACCGTTGCCGGCCTCGACGGCGCGGGCGATGATGCTCTCCGCCTGCCGCACTTCCTGCTGCACCTGATTGAAACGCTGGTCGATGGCGCTGACGTTGCTGGCCAGCGTGTTGCCCTCGATGGCGGCCACGCGGCGAGCTAGTTCGCCGTTCTGGTGGCGCAGCATCTCCAGTTCGCGCTGTGCGCTCTCCTTGGCGCGCTTCTGGATTTCGCGACGCTTGACGCGACGCTTGCGGCTCTGGCTCTCGACTTCGTCGTCGGTGTCGTCCTGACTGGCGGCGAGGCGTTCATCATCGCCGTCATCGTCGTCATCGCTGTCGTCTGCCGCGTCAACCGGGGTTTCGGCGGGCGGCGTACCTTCGATGATCTCGAACTCGTCTTCGGTATCTGGTGTGTCACTCATGACCGGCTCCTTTCAGCCTTATAGCGACGGGTGTCGCTAGATCGTTAAACAAACGCCTTCACCGTCAGCGGATCGCCCGGCACTGCGCCGAGCAAGTCGAGATCGTTGAACAGCACGAACAGCACTTCATCTTCGTTGTTTGGACCGTGCTTAACTGTCCACTTGTCGCCGCCGTACTTTGGCGTGCGAACGAAGTCTCCCGGCGCGGCCCACGAACCCTCGGGCCACGCTTCTTGCGTGTTGCGGTTTTTGAACGCGAGGCTGCCCACGGCGATGACCTTGGCCACCTGCGTGTTCCACTGCTCGGTGTCCCGAGCGTCCTGCGTCAGGATGATGCCGCCGGCCGTCTTGCGCTTGGCAGAGCGGATCTGCACCAGCACGCGGCTGCCGAACGGCACGAAGTTGGGATCGACAGGCGGGAACGCCTCGTCGAGGTTACTGTACGCAAATGATACTTGGTTGATGATGTCGGACATGGGTGCTCCATCCGTGTCGTTGTTATAGGTCAAAGCCTTTTCGCTCGTGCTCTTTGACCAGATCTATCAGCACGATCTTGGCGCGCTCGATGCCTGCGTACAGGCCGACAGCGCGTCCGAAGTCGTATGCCTCTCGGCCCGAGGGTTGCTCCAGCGTCTCTCTAGCAAGCATGGCCTGCTCTTCCACCAGCCGCTGGAGCAGCATCTCGATCCTCATGCAGGCGTCTTGGGTGACGTCGACACTTTAGGCATGGTGCCCATCGCCATCTTCTTGTGCTGCGAGACGGCGTCGCCGCTCACGGTGCCGCCCGGCGTTGGGCCTGTTGCGTTGTTCTTTGCCACTTGCTTCTCCTTACGGGTTGGGGTTGATCCCGGTCCCTGTGCTGACCGCGATACGTTCACCAGACATGATCTCGGCCTGCGCGAGTTGCATGGCCGTCTGGTTGTCCTGCTGGTTCATGGTCATGCGCGCGTTGAGTTCGGCCGCCTTGCGGGCGTCCTCGCGGCCCTGACGCAACTGCTCCAGCTGCTGTTCGATCTGCAGCTTCTGCGCCTGCAGCTGCTGCTCGACCTGATCCTTCGCGGCCTGCGCCTGCATCTTCTGCCCCTCGAGCTGCATCTGCGCCTGCGCCTTCTGCCCATCGAGCTGCATGCGCTGCCCCTCGAGCTGCATCTGCGCCTGCGTCTTCTGCGCGTCTGCCTGCATCTGCGCCTGATCACGCTGCGTCTGCATCTGCATCTGCGCCTGATCACGCTGCGTCTGCGCCTGCAGCTTCTGCCCCTCGATGGCTGTGCGCGGATCCTGCGGCGGCTGCGGTGCGAACTGCTGCATCATCTCCATCGCCTGCGCGATGATCGGCGGCAGCGAGGCGAAGATGTTGGCCGCGTCGCCAACGACGCTCTGCGACGCCTCGGCCAGCATGCGATCAAAGGCGCGCCGTGCCTCGTGGTCCTTCAGCAGCTTCATCTCCTCGCTGATGTCGACGCCGCTCGTCTCCTCGGCCAGATCCAGCACCGTCGCGGCGTACCACAGGGCGACGTGCTCCTTGAGGTGCTGCAGGATCACCGGCAGGTACTGCGGTGCGATGAGCTGGCTGCCACCCAGCGCCGGGCTGGTCATGTACGCGAGGTGCGTCTTGAGGTGCGCGATGTGGTCCTGCTCCGGGAAGGCCACGACGGGCTTGCCCATGGTGGCCGTGACGTTCTCGTTGACGGCGTTCTGCTGCTTCGGCTCCAGCGGCGGTACGAGCAGCTCCTTGTAGTTCGGCACGCGTAGCGTCTCGAGCAGCCGCTCCTCGACCTTGCGCGCGTTGTACAGCTGCGGCACGGCGGCGGCGCGGCTGGACACGGCCTGCACCTGAGCAAAGCGCTGCGCCTCGCTGAAGATGGTCGGGTCGCTGACCGGCACCACGTCCTTGGGGCCTTGGAAGTCGGCCCGCGTCGCCAGCTCCTCGCCGACCTCGCGTTCAGTGTCGTCGTCGTCGAGGTGCATGCCGTTCAGGCGGTGCAGGATGTCGAGCGTCTGCGCCATGGCGTTGTGCAGCCGGCCGTGGATGGCCGAGAACACCGTCATGCCCTCTTGGATCAGGGCCAGCGTCGTGCCGACCGGCGCGTTCGGGTTCTGGTCGGCGAGGTTGTCCATCGACGTGCGGACGACGCCCTTGCCTGCGTCGACGACGAAGCCGAGCAACTGGAACAGCGTCGGCGACGGCGGGTTGAACGGGATCGGCATGGCGATCTTGCGCACGTCATCGATGTTGATGCCGCCCTCGATCTCCTCGACCTGCGTCGGCTGGATGTTCAGCGACTGGCCGCCGCGCGTGCCGCCCTTCAGCTTGAGCATCGTCGGCACGTTCTGGATGTGCGCGCTGTCCATGAGGGCGCGCAGGGCGCCCGTCGCGGCGGCACTGAGGCCGCCGATCATGTGCGGCAGGCCGATCGGGTACGCCCCGCGCCACGGGATGAAGGGCCACTCGACGAACCACGCCAGCGGCTCGCGGCTCTCGTCCTCCTCGTCCCAGTTGCGGTAGATGCTCAGCACCTTGCCGCTCGACTTGTCGACGGTCAGAATGTACGGCGCACTGCCGTCGCCCTCGACGTCGGCCACGGCGTGGATCTCGAACACGGTGCGCAGGCCGTCCTCGTTGTAGCTGGTGTCGCTGCGGCCCTCGATCTTGTCGTTGGCGACGTCGACGATCGAACGCTCCGGCTCCATGCTCGGCGGCGTCAGCTCGACGTCGCGGTACATGCCAGACTTTACACGCTGCTCGTAGTCGAGCTGCGTCAGGTACTGCACGTGCGTCTTGCGCTGCGCGCTGTTGAAGTTCGTCGCGGCGAATGGCAGGTACATGTCGTCGATCGCGACGAACAGGAAGTCCGGCCGGTTGCGCGCCTCGTCCCACGTGATCTTGAGGTACTGCGCACCGCCCAGTGGCACCTGCGTCAGCAGCTGCTCCAGCTCGGCGCGGAACGTCTTGCTCTGCACCGTGAGCTGCCAGTTCATCATGCGCGTCTTGCGCTTGGCCTTCTGCAGCTTCTTCATGGTGATCTCGCCCTCGATCAGGTCCTTCACCGGACCTTGGGGCGGGAGCAGCTCGCGGATGGCGCGCGACGCGAAGTCGATGCATGCCTCCGTCATCATCGGGTGCACGACCTTCGACGCGCCTTGGAACTGGGCGCCGCCGGGTGCGTCGTCACCGAGGCCGGTGCGGCGGATGCCCTCCTCGTACTGCTCGTCGCGCTTCTTGCGCGCCTCCTTGTCCTTGCTGATCAGGTCGAGGAAGCGCGTCGACAGCGTGCTGAGTTCGCTGTCCGGCATCCCCTCCGCGAGGTTCGAGTAGAACTCGCTGTCGCCCGGCGCCTCTTCGTCGCCGAGACGCACGATGGCGCCACCGTCCTCGGTGTCCTCGACGTCGGATACCTCCTCATCGATCTCGACCATCTCGCCTTCGGGCTGTTCGTCTTCATCCATGGCTCAGTCCTTCAAGCGGCGTATGGGTTCTGGAGGATCTTCGGTGGCGGCCTGTCGACAGCCACCTTCTTGGTTTCTTTTACCACCGACACCAGTCTCTTGTCGATGCACAGCCGCACGCACTGCGTCATGGCGTCGACGTAGTCGTCGTGCTTGATGCTGTTGGGGCCGGTGAACGCGCAGAGCTGGGCCAGCATCGGGTCGACCCACGTGCGCGGCCGGCCGGGGAACTTGTCGCTCTCGGGCAGCCAGACGCGCTTGCGTGCGAAGATGTGGCTGACCATGTGCAGGCGGGCGAGTTTATCCGCGCGGCCGGGGTTGTAGGCGTAGGCCTCGATGCCCTCGCGCTCGAGCATCTGGCGCAGGCTGATGCCGCTGCCCTTGTCCTCGATCAGGCACAGGTCCGGCTTGCGGCCCGACGTGA